TCCTCATTGAAGAAAAGACAGTTACCGCAAGCACGCCCTTCAGGGACATCATCGCTAGTAGCAGGCCGGTAATTGTCTGGCAGGTCACGCACAGACCGTTCACCCTCAAAAGTAGAACCCTCAGCCTCAGCAATCGCAAGGCCCTGATCTATCGCACTCTGCTTATCTTCGTGGCATCCCATGATTTCGCCATCCTCTTTCACCGTTGCCCACCCAGGGCAACCCTCAGCACTATCAGTGATGTGGTAAGGCACTAGTCATTCCTTCTCATGTCTAACACCTGCACCTCTAACCCATCAGGGTCAGACGTTGCCCAGAGCTCATCGTTAGGAGCAAGGTCCACATAAAGGGTTTGGCCTGGGTCAATGTGCATACCGTTAGCAGTCCCAGCAGTAGCTGATGAGCCACCAATGTAAATGTACTCATTGGAGGACTTAGTGGCATTGTGGAGCACAGCCCTGTGAGGCATGTTGTCAGCGCCCACGATTCTTTGCGCTGTCGTGTCACTACAGACAACCATTCTGCTGACCAAGGGCATTACTGCACCTCATCCTTATACACACTGTCAGGGTTCTCAGGGTCCACCTGAGCCACACCCTGCAACTGGACAGAAGGCAGACCAGTGTGAGCAACCGGTGGCAGACCAACCATCTCCATAGCCTCAGCAGGACTAAACCCTGCAAACACTAGGTCACGCACCATACCCACCTTTTGCCTTTGTGCGCTCACACCAGACTCAGACAGGTTCACGTTAGCGAGAGGCACACGCACCTGAGATGCAGCGTCACCGGTTTGTGCCGTCAAGTCCTCCAAAGACCGCACATCATTGATCGTCAGGAAGCCAGACTGCAGACCAGTCGAGTACGCAGCAAAGCGCACCTGAGTATCAGCGCGAAGCAAAGCGGTCATATTGAACTTGATGAAAGCATCAGCCCCACCAGGGTAACGCGACATAAGAGGAGACATGCTGTCCTCCAACAGAGTCACATAAGGCCGCAAAGTGTGGGTCACAAACTGAATCATGTTCTGCTCCACAGAACTGTAAGTGTTTATGCCAGGCAGGTTCAGCATGTGAGAAGGGATACGGAAAATCCGCGCCACATCCTCCACAGCCATCCGGCGTGCCTCAAGCGCCTGAGACTTCTCAGGATCCGCTTGGGTTGCTTTGAACGATGCCCCACCAGAGAGGATGCCGGTCCTGCCAGACTTCCTCCAACCCTTATGAGCGTTGTCAAAGGATGAGCGCAAGCTCTCAGCCTGCTCGAGTGTGAGCGCACCAGGGTACTCAATCACACCGTGAAGGGTTGTCCCACTACCAAAGAAAGTTGCGGCATAAGACTCGAGCGCTTTAGCGAGTGACAGGTTTTCCTTCATCGCACCCACTCGAGAGACACCGCGTATCTGACCAGGCTTGAGAAGGTCAGGAATGTAGACAATCTCCTCAGAGGTCAAAGGCTTATCCTCACCCACCACAGTGAAAATGAACCGGCCCTCACCGTTACGTTTCACATCCACAGTGTTTGGGTTCAGCACGTTCAGGTTCACAACCTCACCGCGCCTGTTACTGAAGACCCTGATGAAGGCGTTACCGTCAATCAGGAGCGAGACCAGGACACTCTTATAGAAGGTCGAGTGACCGTTGAAGTTTACGTCAGGCTGTGCCACCCAGGAAGGCTTAGGGCGAAAAGGCCGCCGGTTCCCATCATCACGGAAGAACACATCCACAGGGAGCGTGCCAATCGTGTCACTGATAAGCGACACAGCAGACCACACAGCGGCGATCTGGTAGACGTTCTCCTCAGTGACATTAGTTCCAGCGTTACTGCTGAAAGCAATATCATCACCAGTCTCAAAGATGGTCTGGAAACTGATGGCCCGTTCTTCCCAAAGTTTGTTGAATACCACTTATCGCCCCAAAGCTAATCCGATTAGTACAAAGAAAATGCCACCCACGATGAGCCCCACAGGGAGACTGATGAGGACCGCGCCTGCTGTTATCGCCACAGCACCGGCAATCTGAAGAATGTTAGACATCATCACCTTATCCAAAGAATTGTGGCACTGGTTCTAGTTTAGCGCCTGTCAGTGCCCTATCTACTGCCAGCACCATAGCCACAGCAGCATCAATCTTTCTAGGGCTGTTCCTAGAGTCTTTCACAATGCGTGGTCCAAGGTTGTCAATCTTTGTTACCGCGTTTCCTAAGTGTCTGGCCAGGATGGGGTTGCCGTCATGGATGAGCCTGTGCTCTGTCACAGCATCAAAGACTTTGGCACACGCTGGGACCATACGCCTAGCCGATGTGGAAGGCCATTCCACGATAGGGACACCCTGCTCCTCCAAAGCCTGCATAGATCTCTGCCAGCGGAAAGGGTCACAGGCAACCTCACGCACCCTAGGGTGAGACTGGCAAAAGTCCAGAACCGTTTGCTCCACCTCAGCAATGTCCACCCTCCAATCATCATCATGAATGTTCAGGTCTTTCTCCCACGCCTTCACCAGAAACACTTTCACCGGTTCATCCTCCTGAGGAATCACAGCCCCCACAATCACAGAAGCATCACCACTAAAAGAACCATCAAACCCCAGCACAATCTCATCATCCGGTGACACATCAAACTCTGCCTCACACGCCTCCCAAGACCCAGAAGGCAGCCACGCCGTCTGGGAGCTCACCCACTGATTGCAGCGCTTTGTACGAAACTCAGCCTCAGGTGTACGCCTCACCGCGCTCTCAAAATCAGACTGTGTGTTGATGTCATTGAACCCAGGGTTAGCGAGCCTCCAAGTGTCAGGGCTCTTATGATCTGAGTCCTCAGGTGCTTCCCACGCGGCCATGAAAAATGTGGGGTCATCAATCTCACCGCGTGCAACCTTCTGACCGTACTGGTAGAGGCTGTAGCAGATTGAGTCACGCCCTGTGGAGTCCATCCTCACACCGGCTGTGCTGATAGCAATAAGTGTTGCGAGCTTTCCGCGAGCACCCATAGCTAGTGAAAAGGTGTCGTAAAGGTCACGGTTCTTCTGAGCGTGCAGTTCATCTATCACGGTGAGAGTTGGACTCAATCCCTCTTTGCTATAAGCCTCAGCAGACATCACACGATAAACAGAATTCAAACTAGGCAACTCAATCGCATCTCTGTAAAGTTTCGTCACAGCTGACAGTTCAGGACTAGCCTCAATCATCCTGCGAGCATCAGCAAACACAATGCGAGCCTGTTCCTTCTCCGCCGCCACGCTGTAGCACTCCCCTCCTTTTGGTCCCACAATCAGACCATACAAACCAATGACAGAACCCAGGGCGCTTTTGCCGTTCTTTCTTGGCATCAGAATTAGTTGTGAAGTGTGTCTATAGCCTGTGCCCTCAACCGCAAACATGTGCTCAAGCAAAGACCGTTGCCAGTCGCGCAACACCAAAGGAGATCCAGACTTCCCAGCCACACTGTCTTTAGTGATAATCCCAAACGCTTCAGCAAACTCGACAATAGGCTCATACTTCCTACCGCGCTCAATGGACTTCTCAGGGACAGGAGTAAGCCAGCGCGGAGGCCAACTACTCTGTGCCATCGAGATCCCTGTTAGCGCGGCGCTCCATCAACTCCTCAAGCTTGCTCTTCGCCTTCACCTCAGCCAACCCCAGACGTGAGCGATCAGAAGGTGTGAACCCCAGCAACGATAGTGAGGTCTGGATAAGCTTCTCAGTTTCCAGCAAAGACATGTTCACTTTGCGCTCAGTAGGATCCGCGAGAAACTCCTCACGCAAAATCTCACGCCGGTCCAACAACTCACACACCATCTGCAACAACTGAGTGTCAGTCTTTGCGCTAATCCACAAACCCCCAGCCTCATACACCTCAGACCACAGTTGCATCCCAGCCTCACCCAAAGGGCGTAGCGGTTCACGGTAGCCACCCTCCACAGACATCAGCTGACCCTCCCCAGGCATCGCCCTCTTCCCAGGATTCCCCAGCTTACGTTTCATCTCAATCGGTCTAGCAGGATTAGGCATACCCCCTATGGTATCCCAAACCTTTGAAATGCGGATGCCTACAAAGTGG